TCTTTTTTAACAACGGGGTTTGTTTCAACCCTACCTGGAGGTCCTAAATCTACATCGCGGTAAAAACCAGAAACTTGTTGCTTACGCAATTCATTCTCTGGCATTTTTATGACATGAATAATTGACTGTGCATCGTCTAATGAGGTAGCCGTGTACGGTACAACTAATTCGTCGGCAGGAACAAATTTTGAAACTGCTCTTGCCATTGTTTGATCATAATAAATTTTTTTAAATGTTGAACCTGCTAATGGTAAATGAAATAACATTGAATCGAACTCTGGTTCGTATTCTTTCATTTGATCCATAATTAAGTAATTCATATAACCTTCAACACGTTGTGCTTGAAGATCATTTGCTGGTGTTTGCACTCCAACAACTTGTGTTCTTACTGGTCCATCACCTGGTAATAATTCTTTGTAAGCTTGCGCTTGAAACTGAGTTACTGCTTCTGCAAGAACAGGGTGTGTTGCACCACTTGCTCCTTGAAACGGTTCTGATCTATCTTGATATTTAAATCCTAAAAGATCTAGACCATCACGATAACTTTGCTCCCATTCTTTTCTGGATGCTTTGTAGTCCATGTAATCACCGACCATATCATTACCAATTGGTTCTAAAATATCGTCAGGTAAAATATCTGCAAGGTTATCAAAATGATTTTCTGTTCCAGGTATATTTATAGCTCCCGGTTCAAAATCAATTGTTGCGCCGCCATCTTCTTCTGCTGTGACCTCTACGGGTCCTTTTTCTACTTCCTCCTCTTGAACACTAACTTCCTCAATATCCTCTTGCGTAGGGACATCAATTTTTGTTCGCGTGTTACTAGGGAGTCCTTTATCTATGTCTGCCATTTATACTCCTATGTATTTGTAACATAATATTTAAGGTTTTCCAACCCTTGAGAGTTGGGTCCTGATTCTGGTGGTAAAGCGTTTGGTCTTCTAGGTTTTAAGGTAATCAGACCACCACCGGCTGCCATTACCTCATCTTCAAAGACGTCATAATCTTCATCTCTTCTAACGTCTCTTCTAAATCCTTTTACATCTTCAATGTTTTTTAATCCTGCAGTTCCAGTATCAAAATCTCTATTAAATTTATCTCTGTTAAAACTTCCATCTTCATTTTCGTAAGACTGTAAACCTTCAGCTATATCTTTTTCTTTTTTATTCATTTGTTGAATTGTTAACTCTTCATCTTCTGGTATCATAATAGTTTCACTATCTTGAAATTCAGTTGTTAAATTATCTAACTGTCCTAAATCATCTACAAGTTTATGTGCTTTAAATCCTTCTTCTCCCATAAATTCTCTTTTTTCATCATCAATATTTTGACCAGCTAAACCGTATGTTGCATCACCAATCATTCTTTCTTTAGATTCACCTTGACCATATTGATACAAAGCAATTGGCGCAGCAATAGCTAACTCTCCGAGTAGTGCATAACCAGTTCCTTTGGCTAAAGTTTTTGAAAGACTTACTACATTTTTTAACGTGCCTGTTGGTTTAGAAATTTTTGCTGCAGCTGAAATTGCTCTTGCAGGGTTATCATCAATTGCTTTTAAACAACTTGCTGTTACATTTCCACCAGTAGCAAAACCTGCTTTTGACATTGCTTTACAAAAAGTTCCTAGCTGTGCTCCTTTTAATTGAGAAACATTTGTTTTAATTTTTTTTAATTTTTCTAAAACTTCTCTAGATTCAGGAGATTTGTAAAATTTTTCTAAACTTGTTTCAAATTTTTTAAATTGACCTTCTGGAGTTTTAGGCCCACTTCCATACATTTTTCCCCCTACTTCAACTCTAGCTCCTCTTTTTTTTAATTCACCTACTCTTGATAAATCTCCAGTTTCAATTTCTTGAGTAATATATTTTCCTAATGCATTTAAATCTCTATCTAAAAGTTGATAATTACCTGTTGCTCTAGATTTTACTCCTGATATGTGATGTCGTTCTAAAGCATTTTTAGTTCCTTCAATGCCCACCTCACCTTTCATATATTTAAATAAATCAGACAAAGATATTCTAGTAGTATCTATTCCTTCATTTTTTAATAAATTTTTTAATGTTCCTTCAACAGGAAGTTTTGCTTTTTTTGAAATGTCAACAAACTTTGCTGTGTCTGCATAATCAGGATGAAGAGACATTACAATTCCATCGGCGTTTTTTCCTTTTATAAACTTTTCATTAACAATGTATTTACCACCCCCACCAAACTCTGTGTTGTCAATAAATCCAACAATTTTATTTTTGTTATTAACCATTGCTTTTATAGGTTTATAATTTTTGTTACCTAATTTATAAGAACGGTTCATTTGTTGTGCCATCCAACCTTCTGCTTTAGAAAAATCTCCTGCTATCTCATAAGGTTTTGGATCAGAAAGAAAGTCTTGAACTCTAGAATATAATTGTTTGTTTTCAGAATAAGGAAAACCTAAAGCGTGTTTTTCAAAATTCCAATTTTTTATTTGAGGATATTTTGCAATTAAATCTTTTTGAATTTCTTTTGGTATAACTCGAATATTTAAATTTTTAGTCGATTCTCCTGCTTTTATTAAACGATCAGATATTGTTCTTGGTTGCACTTCTAATTCTTCGGCTATACTTGTTACTGACATACCTTTACTACGCATTTGTTTAATTTTTTTAACATCAATGTTTTTAATTGCAGCTGTTTTTTTAGCAACTTGCGCTGCCGCTACATCTTTTTGTGCAGCTTTAAATGCTTTGGCTTCTGATCCATATTTTTTTGGATCATAGGTTTTAGTTGGTTGATTTTTTCTTGCATAAGTTAAAACACCATCTTTTCTTTTTTGAATAACTTTTTGCCCTTTGTATAAAGGTCTTATACTTATTTCTGGATAATCTTTTTTATGTTTTGCAATTGCTTTTATAGCTTGAGATTTACCTTCTTTAGTTAATGGAAATCTTTTTTTTAAACTAGGACCTGCTTCTCGATTTAAAGAAGTCATTTTAGATAAATAAAATTTTTTACCTGTTCCTGATTCTGCAATAAACACACCAGGGTTGCCTTCAACTTGACTTACAATTTTTGTAACTCCAGCATACCCAGGTCTAGATCCATCTATATTTGGTTTAACTAATTGACCACCATCTGCCATCTCTACTCTATCATCTTCGTAGAGGTAAAGTATTTCATCTATTCTGTCCATTACTCACCTAACATGTGGGCTAGTCCACCACTAGCAAAATCTTGTTTGACATTCTTTTTAATGCCTACAAACTCGTCAAGATTTGACGTGCCTGAATCTATACCTTCTTCAAAACCTTTATAATAAGTATCACCGTCACCCATTCTATATTTCATTTCACCTTCAATAAATTCATCACCTGTTCCTCTTGGATTCATTTCATCTGGCACACCTTTTTTTAAATAATAATCTGCGGGCATACCATTGTCAGTATCAAATCTTACACCGACACTACCACTATCTAATTCATATTCTAAATCGATATCTTTTCTTGTTGGGTGTTTGTATGTTTGAATTCTATCTGATTCTTTTACAAGTTTACCTTCGTTCATAATTTTATTTACTAAAGGCATAAAGTGTTCTGGCATTCCTGTTGCATCTGATTTAGCAACTGTTTCAACAACTTCTTGTACAGCTTGTGATCTTGGTTTGAATATATTTATTAATCCTGATTTAAGTCCAGCGATACCAGCTCCACCTGCTGCCATCATTTTTAAAAATGCTCTACGTCCCATACCACCAGCCATAAAACCTGCACGTCCCCCATCTGCAAAATCATCTGGATCTGGCATATTTTTAAATCTACTTTCAGACAATCCTTTGTATGCTTTATCGTAAAACGTCATTCGCTCTCTGATATCTAGGTCGTCATAAACTTTACCCGCTTTACCAGCTAACTCTTCTGCAACTAAATCTGCATCTACTTTTATATCACCAGAAAATCCAGGTGATACGTTATCGATTGCATCATCCATATCTATATCAAAACTTTCTGTAAGTTTTTTATCTCTTAATCTTTGAGCTGCTTCTTTGTTTTCTCTTCCCATTCTTGTAGCAATCTCTGCTTCTGTTTCTACCACTTCTTCACCACCCATAATCTTTGCTCCCGGTTTTATTTTTCTACCCTTCATATCCATGATCGTTGCTAATTGTTTCATAGCTTTATCTTTTTGTTCTTTGGATTGTTTGACGGTAGCGTCGATTCTATTTAAAATAATTTTTAATTCTGATTCGTCTTTGATGACTCTTGGGTCATAACCGTTACGAACTAATTTTTCTGTAATGATGGATTCTTGAAATCCTGACTGCATCTGTCCTGGTAGTTTCGTGATCCCAGAACCTTGGTCCTTGGATAATAGTTTCATTACAAATCTTCTAATGATCGGTGTCATTAATAATAATTCCTTTTACGAGCCTTTTCGTTGTTTTGTGTTACGTAATCTTCGGGGTGTTGTAACAACCCGCCCTGCCTAAAACGCATGATTGCTTGTGTCGTGCTGTCGACGTAGTCATCATGATCTCCATACGGAAACGCAGCGCATTCCTCAATTACTTCTTCAGCAAACTTTTGATCTGGCGCCCATATCATTCCAGACTCAAAAAGTGGTGCGCATGCATTTACTCTTGCATGTTTATCATTTCCTCTGCTCGGTGTAAAGTTAACAACTGGTATATCCATTTGCCTTAACTCATACGTCAAAGGTAAACCTGATGCCTTTGATTCTACTATAACTGTCTCCGGTTTCCAATAAGAATATTGCTCTAAAGCCATTCTTCTAAGCTCTGGAAACTCATATCTACCCTTAATAGCATCTAATAGTAGTAATTGAGCTGGGGCATCCTCTTCAGGATACCACAATCCCCATGTTGTTATTGCACTGTAATCAGCTGTCTCCTTTTTTAAAAATGCTGTGTCGTAGCTTTGAATGACGTGATAAAGCGGTGGTATGTCATCGCCTGTATACTTAGCCCACCATTCTCGTTTTAATATTGCACCTTCTTCACTAGTTGGTTGTTGCATCCACTGCGCATTCCATTTGGCCGTGGGCAGTGTTGCTTTGACCTTTTCTAGTTCTTCTAGCTTCCAATACTCTGGCCAGACTGGTTTAGTTACTTTTCCGTGGTCCATGATTGCCGGAAATTCGACCACGTCCCACTGATCAGCTTTGGCTTCTTTTTGATTTGCAATCAATTGACCAGTTAGATCTTTGATAGACCAACGTGTCATTACTAAAATAATTTTTGCTCCAGGTTGTAAACGTTGCCTAGGTCCTGACGTGTACCACTCGTAAGCATTCTCCATTGCAGTTGGTGACATGGCATCTTGCTCTGAATGTGGATCGTCAATGATTAATAAGTCAGCACCCCGTCCGGTGATGGCACCGCCGACACCTGCTGCGAAATATTCGCCACCTTGTGCTGTTTCCCACCTACCAGCGGCTTTACTATCTTCTTGCAGTCTTGTTTGAAATATCTTTGCGTATTCTTCAGAGTCAATTAAGTTCTTGGCTTTTCTACCAAAACGAATTGCTAGTTCTCCGGTGTGAGTTGCTTGAATGATCTTGAGTTTTGGATTACGGCCCACCATCCACGCAGGTAGTAAGTAAGATGCAAATTCAGATTTAGTATGCCTAGGGGGCATGTTTACAATTAGTCTTGTAATTTCTCCTGTTGCAAGTTTATTAAATTTTTCTGCTATGTGCCTGTGATGGGACCCCTCTACAAATTCTGGCCAAACGCATTTTACAAAAGATAGAAAATCATTCTTTGCTTTTGACTGTATCTTTTTTTCTGCGAGCAGAACTTGCATTTGTTTAAATGTTTTTCGAACGTCAGCAGGTAGTTTACTTATATCTATATTCTGTTTCATAAAAAAATTTTTAAAATTTTTTTGCACCATCTTAGGTGTTCATAATGTTTTTACCAGGTAAAACTCTGTAAATCAAGCAATACAACCTAGAGTAGTGGGACCCCTTTTATTTTTATTGGGTATCGGTTTTATAGAAGTTTGGTTTTTGGGATTGGGTCTGGTACCTCTATGAGATGTGCCCTGGCCCGTTAGGGCCAGGGCAAGAGAGTTAATCTAGTAAGACCATGTAAGCATTTGCATTGTGTTGTTTAAACCAATCTAATAGTTTACGCATTGTGTCCCAATGCTTGCTCGCACCTGTACCTAGTGTCTTATCTTCGATTGTTGCTATTGCTTCTGCCATAAAGATTTGATCATGCTTCATAGCTTCTTCTTTAGTTAGCATAACAGATTCACCATTGAATCTGTTCTTTCTTTCTTCTGTTCTTTCTGTTGTCATGTCCTTGAATATATAGGATAAGTCAATCATTGTCAAACTCTTTTTTCAATGGTCCAACTATTCCAACGACTCTCAGTATCTTTGACAGGGTCCTTGATTGGTGTTTCTAGTGGCTCTCGTCTTGGTGCTATTGCAACGATTGCCTCTAAATGTGTGTTAAGGTATTGAGTCATGCAACCTTGACTACAAAAGTATTTGGTCCACCAATCTTTGTTCCAACTATTAAGAGCAATCTTTCTGGTCCTTAATACTTTGTTTCCCTTACTACCTCTTATTCTGTCTACTGTTACATCTTCATGACACTTGGGTGCATGACACCAATTATAAGTCATCTGCCCCTCACCATTTCAAGAACACAGATTACAATTATAAACATAAATAAAACTTTTATTTCAATCGGCATTTTTTACCTCAATCATTGGTTTATTAATTCCACCATTTTTATAG